TTTTAAACCAAGCGGCTAAAGCTGAATAAGGGTGTTCATCAAATGGAACATTCATTAACTTTCTATCGTTAGAACCCCATGAAAAAGTTCTTTGATCAGAAGATAATTTTAATATCCCCATTTCAGTTGCTTTGATACCAAAGTTTCTAAGTTGAACATTATCATCGTTCACTAACTCTAAGAACAATGCTGGGTTTCTCTTAGCATATAATAGTAAATCTCTTTTAAGTTCTTTAGAACTCATCTTAGATACGTTAGAACCTAGTTCAACACGCATAACAGCTTCAGCCATATCAATATCTAGATTTTGAGCAGCGTTTAACGCTTCTATTTCCATTTCTAAAATATCGATTTCGTTTGCAGCTACAGCGGAAGGTTTGTGTTCGTAGAAAATCTTATCTCTTTGCGGGTGATATAGAGATAAAAGTTTTTGAAGGACAGTTTTGTTTTTTGGAACGTTCAAAATCCCTTTTCTAAAAATTATATGTTCTAATCTTTGCTCACCATGCATTTCATCAACAAAACATGTTCTTTGGTTAGATGTATATTTCAGTTCTCTCTCATAACCTTTATCTTCGTCAAACCAGTGTATGTTACACCCTTTTAACAACTTACTTAAAGGTTTGTCATTTCCTTTTAATAGATAAAATCTATCTTTTATTTCCCAAGTATCTTTTTTTGGTGTTGGTAAAGGTTTTTCTTTAACAACTACTTTTGGTTGCTCTGCAACCTGAGTAACCCCTTCGATTGCTGTTTCTTTTTTTGTTTTTTGTTCTTTTGCCATAATATAATATATAATAAAATTAATAAAATAAAAAGGACCGAGGCCGAAGCCCCGGTTCTTTTAAAAATTGTTTAGTTTAATAAACAGAAGTTATTAGCTCCTTGAACAACCATACATCTTTCAGATAGGAAGTTCATTGTCATTGCATCTAAGTCAGAAGTAACAGCTCCAACAGATCCTGTAACCCAAGATTTGTTCTTTCTGCTTTCCATATTAGAAGCTCTATATCTAACGTGTAAGAAAGGTCTCTTAAGATTCTTTCCTAATGATTGATCATAAACATTAGATGTTCCAGCTGGGATAACAACACCTCTAACAGCTTCACCACCAGTTGCAGCAGCATTAATACCACCTCTAGTAGATTTGTCGTTTAAGTATTTCCAGTCAGACTTGTAGAAGTCATAAGAACCTCTTCTGAATCCAGAGAATCCTAAGTTTAATGCTATATCTTCTGAGTTGTCAAATACCCCGTAAGAAGTACCACCAGCTCCGTAAGAATTCATTGAAGCTAACATATCGTCAATCGCAAGAGCAGTTCCTCTATTAACAAACATCATGTTTTCTTCAATAGCACCGTTTTCATCAAATGCAGCTAACATAGCATCAAATTCTGCTAAATCAGTAGCAGCATTAACACCTGTAATACCAGAAGACTGGTGTCCTCTAGATGTAACAGCTTTGAATAAACCTTCAGTACCAGCTAAATCAGCACCAGCATCACCACCACCAGTATCGATGATAGAAGCAGCAGCAGACTTTTCAGCCTCAATACATACCATTTCTAAGTAATCGTTGAATCTAGCTTTAGTGTCACCAGCAGCTTTTAAGTACCAGTAGTAACCATTTTCTCCATCTTCACCAGAAACTTCAACCCAACCAATTTGAGCAGCATCAGATCCTGAAACCTCATACATGTCTTTAATAATAACTGGTTTGTTAGTGTAAGAAGTAAATACTGGTTTATTAGCTCTAGTTTGGTTGTTTGTTCCTTTACCAAATTCAGAACCGAAAACTAATAGTTTACAAGTGTTATCACCATTAACGAATCCTGCGTCCGTCATGTGCTCATAACCGTAAGGTGCAACTGTAATAACTTGAGCACTAGCTGCAGCAGTAGTTACACGAGCTGTAACTGTCTGGCCACCACCAGCGATTAATACCATATCACCAACTCTAACACCGTGATCTGTAGTTTGAGCTACATCATCAATAGTTTTAGTGATGTTGATTGTACTAGCTGTAACGTCGACCATGTCACATTCATAAGATAGATGTAATCTACCTTGTTCTGACCAAATAACTTGATCAGCTGACATAGCTTCTTCTGCACTAACTTGAGCTAAGAATCCAGAGATTGTACGCTTTCCGTAAACCTCAGCTTCTTTTTCCATTAAGTCAGGAAGATATTGCTGTGCCCATCCATTATCTTGGATGTCTAAATAATTCTCTGCACCAATAACTTTCTGCGTGAAAGCTTTATTTGATACAGTTGGATTAGTAATTGCCATTTTGTAATTGTTTTAAATTGTTATTTTCTATTTTTAATTTTGAACTTAAAATCATTAGCATCATCACCTAACACCCTTACTTTAATACCACCCGCTTCAATTTTTCCATGACTTTGTCTTGGGTTCATATCAACGTTTTTAGATTTAGCAATACTATTTTTCATAGCATCTGCTTTTCCTTGTTCGTAAAAGTGTTTCGCAACAGCGTCCGCATTCATTGCTGTGTATAGAGATTTATGATAACCCTTAGCGTCTGACATTTCATTGTTTTCGTTCAAGAACTTCTTGACAAAATTATTAATATCACCTTGGGTATTTTTAACCTCTTCAGCATTGTTTACATTAAATCTATACTTTTTATCACCGACGTTATATTCAAAACCTTTGAACTTGTCGTTAAAAACATTTTCAGTTTTATTTAAAAAAGTTGATTTTTGTTTTTCAGCTATTTTTTGAGTTGCTTCTGACTCCTTGTTGTACCTATTAAAGAAATCAATTGCTTTTTGTTGCTCACCCGTGAGCTTTGAACCAGCTTTGATTTCGTTATAGTATTTGGACTTTTGCCCGTCCAAGTGGCTTTTAGCGTTGGCAACTTGCTCTTTTAACGCTAATTTTTTTCTTCGTATATCTCTTTCTTCGTCCATATCTTCGTCGTAAGAGAACATGTCTTCCATAAGGAAGTTAATTTCTTCATTGTTTAAATGAGGTTTAGTTTGCTTATAATATTCATGAAGTAGATCTTGGTTATCCATTTCACTGTAATCTTGATTAAGCTTAACAAAATCATTTAAATTACCTCCAGTATCTTCCATAAAGTCCATTAACTTTTGAATGTTCTCTGGTAGAGGTTTTCCAGTAGCCTCAGCTTCCGCTATAGCTTCTTCAACCTGCTCCTCAACTTCTTCAACTTCGTCTTCAGTAATTTCTTCTAATACTGGAGTTTCTTGTGTTTCAGTTTCTGGTTGTACTTCTATTTCTTCAGTAACCTCTGTCACCGCTTCTACTTCTTCAGTTTTTTCCTCTGCCACAACTTCTGTTTCTACTTTTTCTTCTTGTGGTGGAGTACTTAAATCTACTTTTATAACGCTATCGTCTCCAGCGGATTCAAATTTACTTTCATCAACTTTCACCACGTTTTCATCACCTGGATCTTGTTGGTTGTTTTGTGTAGTCTCCTCGACTACGTTTTCATCTTTTTCTTCCATAATATAATATAATAATAATTAATAAATTATCTAGGACCAAACGATCCTAAATCAAATCCCCCACCTAATATGTCATTGCCCGAAGACTCAAAGTTTTTAGGTGGTTTTTTGTTGTTTCTTTGGTCAATCATCTCTGATTGCTGTGTTGCTTGTATCTTTGTTCTTTCGTCTTTACGGTCTTCTTTTTGCTTTTCTCTATCTTTCATTCCATCAACCTCAATTCCCTTAAGTTGCATATTGTACTGGAACTCTAAAGCCATTAATTCTTTTTTATGTGCCACTTCTTGTTGCATTTTTTCCATATCCATCTGGACTTCAACTTGCATTAATTCGGTTTTACCAGCGTTTATAGCTTGATTTTTTTGAATCTCAGCTTGAGCCGCTGCTTGACTAGATTGTTGGTTTAAAAGAGCCTGTTGCTGCATATTTTGTTGCTGTAGAGCCTGGTCTCTATCTAATTTCTTTTTTCTTCGCAACTTCAACATTTGATTTGCAAGCTTTATGTTTTTTATATCTCTAACGTCAATAGCATCTGCTAACTCTATAACTTGTTGTTGTAGTGCCATTTGGATATTATTTTCTAATAATCCCTTTTCTTCTTCGTCTGGTTGTAATTCTATAAATATACCAAAATCATGAAGATGTAAATTTGATATCTCTTCTAAAGTACCCACATTATGCGCTCCTATTGCTTGAATAAAAGCATCTTTTGTTGGTGAGTATTCTATAATATCAGATATTCTAAGAGATAGACATTCAGCTGTTGAAGCTGTTAGATATAATCCCGCTTGTAATATATGTCTTGTTGCTGTATTTGAGTTTGCCGCCGCTAATTTTTGCACTCCAACTAAAGCGTTTTTATCTGGCATACTACCATCTCTCGCTTCGTTTAGTCCGGTTACATCTCTTATCATTTGTAAGTAGTAATTATAATTACCAATAAGAGCTTGCATTTTATTTCCACCAGATCCAGATGTAATTTCTTGAATAGGTACTTTACCTGGATTCATATCACCTTCCGAAGTGAAACTTCTCCCTATAACAGATCCCGTCTGGAAGAACATGTTTAAAGCTTCTTGTGGGTTATAGTTTGTTCCATTACCCAGATCAACCTCAGCTAAACCATCAGCATCTAAATAAACTCCATCTGGAACCATTCTGGATAATACCTGTTGAAGTTTTAAGTGGGTTAGTTGTATCATATCAGCAAAACCAGTAACGCGCTTTACTAAAGAATCAATTTTACCATCATACATTCTAGGCGCTACTATATTATAGTTCATTCTAACTTTAGTAAAATCACTTTTTGGGCGCATCATGTTTCTCGCCATTTCCCACTTAAGCAACTTATCAGTACCAAGAATCATAGCTCCGTCATACAAGCATTCTATAGACCTAAGCATTCTACTATATCCACCCTCCTTGTCTTCTGGAGGATTAAACGAATCGTCTTTAGGTATAATTTTATCAGCACCAGTTCCAGTTTCTTTTACCTTATAAACCTCATTCATATAGGTTTTATAGTTAAAGTATAAAACTTGGATTGTGTTGTTATCTTCTTTGTCGTAACTATATTTAGAGTTGTGGTTAGATCTGTTATTAGATTTGTTTTTCATTATATCTTCAAGATCACTTTCAGATAAATGAGGAAATTGTTTTGCTAATTCATTTACTGGGATAGTTTTAACTTCACCAACATAATAAATATCGTCAAAATAAGGGGAATCTGTGTAAGAATAAACGAGGTTTGCTGGGTCGACATAATCTATAGTAACACCTTCAGACGTGTTGAAAGATGTTTTAACAGCACCTATACCAAGAACCGTAAGATCGTAGTAAAATTGTTTTTTTACTAACTCATATTTATTACCTTCCATCAAAGTGTTTATAGCTTGTTCTTGGGCTATTTCAATAGACTGCTTATAATCTAACTGCATGTGCAGTTCTAGTTCCTCCGTTGATTCTGGTATTTCACCTTCAGTATCCCTAGTATCAACACCATAATCTCTAGCTATAGATTCATCAAAAGCTTTCATTTCTATATCTTTTAATATAGACTCCATGTACTCGGTTCTTTTAGATACTCCAAAAGGATCTTGAGAATACGCTTTTACATCATAAGTTCTTTCAGCTATACCATTTACAACTATATCTACAAATTTAGATATGATTGGAATTGGTTTCCAATCTAAATTAAGATAGGACAAATCACCGTTTATAGATAACTCATCCTTATATTTTTGTATTGATTGCTCGCCTCTAGCGTACAATCTTAAATTATGAAAATTATTATGATTAGCTTTGTATCTACTAGAACTCCTCTCGTTGTTAAACCATTCTTGTTCTATAGCCTTACCTACTTTCAAACCATAATCATAGCTTAGCTTCTCAGCATCACCTACGGTTTGACTCGGAAAATAACTTTTAATGCCAGACTCTGCCATATTTATTATTTGATTATTTGTGAATTACTTCCAGTATTACTATACTTAGAAATATTTATATTTAGCTTCGATTTCTCTACTTTAGCATTTGGGGCATATAAATGTCTATTGTTAGCCATAATAGCTAAACCAGAACTTATTGATGCATCATGCTTTGTTCTTTTGTTTATGTCGAATTTACTCCAATCGTTTAATAATTCGTTAAAGTATAAATCCCCAAACGTTCCATCCTGCCTCATCCCAACATGACCTTGTATATACATCTCGATCGCAGCTGCGTGAGCTTGTTTAATATCTTCACTGGAGTTAGGAATTCCTCCAACTTCTTTCTCTGCGACCGATAATTTATTCCAAATCTTATCTGGTCTGTTCATAGAGAACCCTCTATATCCTCTTCTTCTTAAATAGTATAACAATCTAGGTTTGTTGTTCTCTGCAAGTATTGGCATTCCGTAAAATACTAAAGCCATTAAGACATCTTCAAAGAACATCTCTGCCGTAGGTGGTCTTGATAAGTATTCTAAAAAGAAACTATTCGCAGGAGCGTCCTCCATACTAAACCTGGTTAAGCCGTGTAAAGCTCCTTTTGATCCTTCTCCATCTACGGTTCCTGATATATCATACGAGTCACAACCAAATGCTCCCATGTGTTCATTACCAGGATATTTTACGCCATTTTTTAATACCACTCTATTTTGTAGTTGTTGAGACGGAACCCAACTAACTTTAAATCTACCTTTTGGATCTGGATAAAATATAACTTGAGAATCTTTTATACCATTTACCCATTGAAAATTACCAGTTGTAATTCCTAAAGTTCTAGACATCTCTTCGTTATAATCTATCTGTTCATATATTTTAACTAGGTTAAATATACTATTTTTAGTCTCATCTCTAAAAGCGTGCTCTGTAGTTCTTGGAAATTGGCGGTAAAATTCGTTTAAAGCATCTTGATCATCTTTAAGACCATCAACTTCATTTTGCCAACTATCTATTACACCTATATCTATTAATTCGCCGTCTGGCGCAAGTCTGTCGATATCAGGAGTAGTAAAGACTGGAATTCCATACTCGTCAATAAATCCTTCGTAGTTCCATTCCATTGGGATAAAAAGAGAGTATAATCCAGATTTTGTTTGACCATTTCTATTTCTCTTTGTGACATCCGAGGCATTGTATAATTTTTTAAAGTTTTCTCCACCTTTATCTAAAGCGTTTGAAGTTGAGCCCATCATACATTTACCAACTATCCTACTACCTAAACGTAAACATGTTTTTGTAACTCTCCAGTTATTTAATATATTATCGGGTCTCTCCCATTTACCACTTTCATCGTGTACTAGTAGGTTTAGTTTTTCACCGTCATAACTATTATCTCCAGTATTCTTCCAATCAATCGTTGTGTCTAATCCTTGAATATCTTCCAACTTTTCATTCTCCGT